CTAAGCCGTAGCGCTGGCGACCATCGCTCGGATTTTGCTGACAGTCTCGCGTTGCTTGGCTATTCGTCGTGCGTTCTTGCGTGCTCGACACTGGGTTACTTTGTTGACTGCTTTGCCAGTAGTAATTCCTAATTCACAAAGCATTGCCTCGCGTTGACAGTCTGGCAGTTCCGCAATAATACTCAGCGCATCATTGTGGGCGAATATGAATTCTTGTGTCGCCTGTTGACCGAACAGTTCTGCTGCGTCTGGAATGGCTTCAAGGCTGACTATGCTGCATCGACGCTGACGAGCCGTTTCGTCACGGCTTGCGACTAAAGCATGATTCCGCACACACATGAGCAAGTAGCCATCGGGATTGAGGATCTCTTCGCGTCTGTGCCGCCAGAGTGCCATCAGTGCTTTTTGGTAGACATCCTCGGCTTCGTTCTGCATGTCTCGCCGCAAACACCGGCTGGCGACCGCTAAAGCTCTCGATCGGCAGCGCTTCTCAATGTCTGACAAATCTTCTTCGGTTATCACTCTTTGTTAAGAAATCGCATGGTTTGGTGGAGCAACAGTCTGAGGTTGCTCCACCAGTGGGATGCGCCACGGAGGTTTCGCGCATCAAGTTGGATCTACTGTACCCAAAGTTTTTGTCTGTGGCAAGAACTAGTTGCGATTTTCCACAAGTTCTTGAAGTTTTCTTCGGTGAGCCCGTCGCAAGCCACGTTATGCCTTATGGCAAACTTGGTCATTCCTGCAATCCCGCTTACATTCAGTATCTTCTTGATGTAATGGATCTGCTGGTTAACGGTCTTGACAGAGATGTTCAGGATGGCGGCGATCTCTTTTTGCGGAATGTCACTTGCCACCATTTGCAGAATGACGCGACGTTTGGGAGTGAGCAATAAGAGTGCCGCCGTCATTGCTACTTGCCAGCAGTGGCGCTGGTGAATATCAGAGCGATGGGTAACTTAACGCCTGGACCGGATTTAGGCCCGTTTACAGGTTTTGGCGCGTCTTGAATGATCTCGTCCCACTTCGGAACTAATTTACGTACTTCGGATGCGAAGTCACGGGCATTGACAATCGGAGCCTGTCTATACGTAAACGTCCAGACGGTTGAGACTCGTTGGTTAAAGGCGGCGCTGGCGCTTGCATGATAGTATGTCTTCCCTTCGTGCTCCCAAGTGTAGATGTCGTCGCCTAGCGCGTCTTCTAACTCTTCCCAAGTGTCAAAGAATTGCTGGTGGCCATCTCGATAGAGCGTGTGTCGCATACGGTATAGTTCAATTCCGCGATGATGTTCGTTTGCCTTTGCGCTTCTTTTTAACGCGACGTTGATTAGAATACGCTGCCGCTATTGCTTGCGCTCTCGGATATCCTGCCTTACGCATCTCCGCTATGTTGCGGCTCCTGGCGGCATCGGACGAAGACTTTTCGAGTGGCACTGCTGAAGATAATCGGTATCACAAGCGCTCGGGCCAGTGCCAAGTTCCCGACTCTTTGCCTTCCGAATACCTGACGAACTGCTGTGGCCGAATGCAGGGGTTCTGGTAAATGTCGATAACGGCCAAGTGGATCAGTTGCGGGTCTATCATCTCGGTGCTGTGCGAATACATCCCAACTCGCGGCACTTCCGCAATGATCGCAGGGTAGATCGCGCCTACCTTGAATGTGTCGCAGAACATCACGATACGGCCTGCTGATGGCTTCTGCGGTTCTACCCGTCTGGCACCAGACGGTTTCTCTTCCTCGGTCAGTGGGATTTTCTCTTCAAGCACTTCTTTGGTCTTTGACATTGCTTTCCTTGGGCCAGACACGCCTAACGCTTCCAAGTTACTTAAGCGCTAGGCGTGTCACTCATGCACGACTATGACTTTGGCCTGTTGACAGAGTGCCATGTTTGTTACTTGTTGTCAACAACTATTTGATGCCCTCGTGCGCTTTCAGTCCGTTCCGCAAGTTATCGCGTACTCGCTTGCGACAGGCAGTCGAATAATATCCATGCGCCGACAAACAACAGCCGTATGAGCAAGTTTCCAGCACACGCCGATATCGCATGTGATTGTTATGTGTCATGCCGCTTTGCCGTTCCTCTGTCCGCGTGTCTGCGTGTTTCTTGGTGACTTGCCGTGCGGAGCAATCCCCGCATCATGCTCCTGCTTCAGCATGTCGAATTCTTCTGGTCCCAGTTCCAACTTCTTGTGAAGACTCCTGATCGACAACAGACCCGCTTGTGCCAGTGATATCGCCATCGCTTTGTCACGGTCCTTCGCGTTGCTCAACAAACTGCCCTGGCTCACCTTCATGGCGAAGTTGCGCCAGTGATCTTCCTTTGGTTTGGATTCTGGCAACAGGTTCGGTCCTGATGCGTTCAGGTCTTCCCATGAAATCCCGTCTGGTCCCATCATCATGACACGCTGATTCAGATCGAAGTACTGAAAGAAATTAGAGACAGCCTGTTTCCCTGCTTCTTCGAGGAAGTCTTCGATATAACGGCCTTCCAGCCGTGTCACTGAATTCATCATCTCTTTCATCTGTTCAATGGTGTCGCCACCTGGAATCTGCTTTTTCTTTGCCAGATTCGTGACATCCACTGCGCCAGACAAACGATCAAATTCGGAACTCAAGAACTGGTGATACAGCAACACCCATTGCGGAATGTTCGGCGGGTCCATATACTTCAGGCTGTTCATGTCTGCGTTCGGCAACAACATGACCTTGGCCCTCGGCAGATCTGGATAAAAGTCTTTGAATGTGCCTTGCGCGAAAGCGTTCATCTTGGTCACTGTCACTGGATTCAATGCCAAGTTCACCATGTCGATAATGCCAGCGCCAATGTTGTTCAGCGCCTTGTTTATCGGATACAGATCGCGGTATTTGCTCAATCCCCAGAAACTCCACGGCACCGGATTCAGCCTGAGTGTTGGGAATGGATACAGACCATGCCAGAACGGGCTTGGGCCGTCGTAAAGCAATCGTCTGCCTCCAAACACCAAAAGCCTCTTGCGCGGATACAGCATGTCTCCCGGCTTCACCCAGTACCAGTAATTGTGTTGTTTTAGACTCAGATAGGGATGCCTGACGAGGACTTCGTACTTGCTCTCGTTGACACTAGGATCGTCAATCCAGAACTCCTGCATTTCGATGTTTTGAAACATCGTGCCGCCAAGCAAGCCCGTTTCTGCCAGATTGGTCCTGATGCCTAGCGTTCGTTTCATGGCCGGTGTCAATCCGTTCCATGTGAAGTCCGGCATGTCGTCTGGTCGCACAAAGCGCGTCTGTCCACCACCTGACATTTCAGTGAAGGTCGCCTCCCGTTCAAGACCGACAGACGTAAACGGGAACTTGCGCTTCAACTCCTGCACGCTTTTCCATGTGCGATACATCACGGCGCTGGACTCTTGAATGTTCAATCCTGGCTGTAACGGCAGAACGCTTTCCGGTCCACACGGCTTGACGCTCATCATGCCGGGGAAGGCCGCTCCCATTTTCCAAAAGCCTGTGCCGTTTAGTTTGGTGATATCCACCAGATCGACAAGGCTCATGTCCATCTTTCGTGTCACCCATTCCGACTGAATGCCTTTTGTCACCATGTCCGCTTGCTGCTTGTAGGCGTCGATGGCGGTTGACACAAAGATGGTCGGCTTAGTGTCGGTCAACAGCGCCAGATCCGACATCCGCGAATTGTTCATGCGGTTGTCGAAGTAGCCTGATTTGTAGCGCGGTCTGGACTTGTCGTACCAGCCGGTTCCCATGATGCAGTCTGCGTACTTTTGAACAGAATCCGCTTCAGGGTTTAGCCGTGCGGTCGCAAGAGCTTCCTCCCTTGCGGCTTCTCTGTATTCCCGTATGGACTCCAGATAGGCTAGTGCTGATCCTCTGTCGATCCCATTTTTGTAGATCGGAACATCGTCTGCGTCGGTGCGAAAGAGGGGTCCTGGTTGAAGTGGTGGCATAGCAAAGTCGTCTGGTGCCAGACGGATTTACTAATCGTCAACAGGAAGGTGGTGGGGTCGTAAACGCTTTATCGGGGTACGGGCAGTCCATACAGTGCCATAGCGGTTCCGGTTTCCATGTGCCGTTCTCGCATTCGCCTAACTGACGGACGTTGCTGCCGCCGCACGTCGGACACTTGGGCTTATTGTTCGTCACGTTCTATTTTGTGAAACGGAAGACTGAGAATTTCCAGCCCCACGATACCGGCCATCTGCAAGTGCTCCAGCAACTTTTCTTTGAAGTCCTGCTTCTTTTCTGGATGCACCACGCCGTCACTGGTTAATTGCTCGGTGATGTGGTCAAGGTTGGTCACTTCTTTTTCTCCGGTTCCCCGTAAGGCGGGATTTTCATTTGTTGCTCACCCTTGTAAATATCTTGGGTGGCTTGGATGTCCATCTGGTCAATCTCTGACTGCGTTAGATCCGGCCCGTCGTTCCAGAAGTGCTTGAGCCAATTCCAGATGGTTCTCACACCCACGCTCCTCTTGGCCTTGACTTGCTGGCCTTGCCGTCTACGATCTCTTCGTGTGGGTTGTTGTAGAACGGATCTTCTAATCCCTCGTCGCGGCAATATTCCAATTGATCTTGCCGCGTCCGAATTTTGACGCACTCTGGGGCACCGCCAACTAGCCGTGAACTCTTCACGCGATAGGCGTAATGCCCACCTGGAATCCAGTTGTGCGTGGGTCTTCCCGGTTCGTTGAAGCGTTCCAGATCGCCGGTCCACGGTGCATTGAAACAAGAAATGAGAAACTTCGTCTCCCCGCCGCATGAGTCGCACGCTTGCGGTGTGGCGTCACTGTTCTTGTAGTAGTGCTCGATGGGCTCATTGAAGAGTGAGCACGATTCAGACTGGCAGATGGTTTCAAACAGAGGCATCACGCCATTCCTGCTGGTTCCAACTCTTCGGACTTCTTGGCGGCACGCTTCAGGCTTTTGATGTGCTGAATGATCTCGCCCACTGTGAACTTGTCCTGTCCCAGTTCTTTCGTCAGCCATGCCTCTTGCTCTGGCGTGAACACGCGACGTTTCCCAGGCGCTTGCGATTCGTGCAGCCAACCGTTCTCAACCGCCGTGAAAAACACTTCACTGAGATGCTCGTCCAGTGTCATGCCGCTCATGTCTGCCGCTTCTTGCACTGCTTCGACGTGTGCAGGGTCAATCACCCCACTTATGAACACCTGACCGTCTTTCTTGGACGCTCGGCCTTCCGTTGCTCTGACTACATCGCGGCTTGATTCAATCTGCTTGCCGACATTGGCCGCAACCTCCATCACGTCTTCTACTTTGAGCATCATGCCGCCGTCTGCAAAGGCTTCTAGCATTTGTTCGGCTTGTGACGCAAGCGCATCGGCTGGTGAGATGGTGGTCACGGTCGCAGTGAGTGTGTTGACCGTGGTGGGTCTGAGATTGAGCGTGACCGGCACGCTGAGACGTTGGTTGCTTGGCTTGGCCATGTGTTTCCTTATTTGCGATGATACTCGTAATTCTGTCAACAGTCAAAGGGAATCATACGTTGGCAGTTCCCATGTGTTCGGATCTAACTCTGGCGGTAACTGCGCTGGATTGAGATCGGCAATCAGTCTATCCGCTTCCGTCCTCTGATCTTCAGATGCAATAGGATTGGTCGATATCTCCAGTTGAAATCCGCCACACGCTCGGCATTTCATTCCGCCGACTTTCCGTATGGCTCCAGACGGATCTATCATCGGCTGGCTCAACATTGGATTCAACTGATCTCGGTCCACCTGAACCTCCTTGCTTCGATGGCCACACTGCTTGCAAAGCACAAAGAACTTGGCTGTGTCATCGGTCAATGTGTTACGTGGTGCAACCAATCCAAGACCAGCGTGATACAGGTTTTCGTTTGCACAGAACAGGGCTATTTGACACGCCATCAGCTCGTCGTCCGGCTCCCCTTGGTCGCCAGAAGCGTAAGCGTCATCCAATGCGTTCTTGACAAAGTTCCGCATCTCGTTGCAAATATTCTCCGACCGGATCTCCACTAAACCTTGTTCTAGCCAGATACGAAGAGTCATCCACAGGCGTGGGCGACTCTTCATGTTCGTCTCCCATCCCAATTTGTTAGATTCAGGCCGGATCGAATCCATGTGTTTCCAGCGATACAGATTGGGATATTGCATGTTCATGCGTAGTGCCGTCATGCAAGAGTCAAACTTGTTGATCTCGACTGCCGCCATAGCGTCGTTATAAGCGCGTCCGAACGAGTTTAATTTCCCGGCATAACTGATCGGATCAATCGTGTTGGATCGCCACGTCGCTACCTGATAGTTGGGTTCGTTGTTGAGACTGTAGCGGATCATCACTGCTGCGCTGTAAGCAGCTTTGCCGCCAAGCCCTTCCGCTACATCGCAGCCCATGCAATAGTGCGCGTCGGCTACCGGCCACTCCCATATTTTTAGTGGGCATTCATTCCACTCTGGATTATGATCGAGCGTGCAATCTGCCTGATAGCAGCCCTTGAATTTACCCAGTTGTCCCTCGATCCATCGCGGGTTCTCGTTATTGACGCCGTGAAAGAATCCCATCGCGTCGTAGTCGCCAACCGCTATCGGTTGCCGAATGCAACTGTCTGCGAAGTCCTGCGCTTTGGCTCCAAACACCTGATAGCCCTCGACTTGGAAAGCGTCCTGTGCTGTGATAGCAAGTTCCTGCCGCCATTTCTTCAGCGACTCGTCATCGTGTGCGGCATTCTTTCGAGCATCCTCCATGAAACAACACTGTGCGTCTGTGAGCGAGTAAGGATGCAGCACCCCTGTTTCGCAAGAAGGACAAGGTTCTTCTGATCGGTCTTCCGTGCCTCTCCACCGCATGTAATACTGAGAGCACTTGGCGTTATTACACTTCACCCAAGCGTCCATTACCTGAAGTCTCATGCGATGCTCTGGCATCTCAATTCTCCAGTTCGGCGGCGGGGTCGTTGCGCGTCTCTTCTCGAAGAATGCCGGTAGGAACAAGGGATACCAGTCCGCTCGTTCCGCACGCGCCACACAATTCTTCCAAAGTTTGTGCGTGTAATTGTTCGCTCCGCGACCGGTACTTTCCAGAATGGCAAACGTGTTCACATCGTCAATCAATGCGTGGCGCATTTCTTGGTCAATGATCTTCTGAGCAACCGATGGCTCAAAAAGGC